GGGCAAAGCGAAGAGAACAAACATATGTTCGGTGACATCCAAGTCACAAATAGTTTTTCCTATTATTCTGCTCTTTGCTTTGAAGCATTATCGCTTCAGCTTCAGCCTTTAGTAGAAGAAGTTACTGGCAAAAAATTATACCCCACATACACATACGCGAGAATTTATTATAATGGTGCTACGATGGCAATTCATAAAGATCGCCCAAGCTGTCAGTTCTCGGCAACCGTAAACATTTCAATCGACGAAGAGCCATGGGAAATTTGGTTTGAGACATTAACAGGCGAGCACAAGGCAGTTAAACTATATCCTGGAGATATGATCGTATACAAGGGTGATATATTAAATCATTGGCGGGATGCATATCAAGGCCAGAGACAAACACAAGCATTTCTACATTATGTAGATAAAAATGGTCCATATCGAGACTACAAATTTGACCAAAGACCGTACTTAGGTACACCTGCATCAACAAGAGGAACAATGTGAGTACATTAAAAGAAAAAACTGCCGAGGTACATGCACTTGCTGAATCTCAACCCTTCATCAAAACTATTTTTGCAGGTAATGTAGATAAAAATAAGTATACAGGTTATGTGTTTCAATTAACACATCTATATAGTATGTTGGAAACACTAGGCGATGTACATGGTATATTTGACGACATGCCCGATCTTAAAAGAACTTCTGCGTCGCTAAAAGATTACGAAGAGTTGATGGGTAAAGAAATTCGCGATGATAAGTTAAATCTTTCCACAGCAAACTACTTAAAATATCTAAATAGACCAGATGTTATTACAGACTATAATAAAATTTTAGCTCATATTTACGTAAGACATATGGGCGACTTATTCGGTGGGCAAATGCTAGCTAAGATTCTGCCCGGCAATAATCATATGTACAAATTCGAGAACATTCCCACATTGATTAAAGCGGTAAGATCAAAGCTTACTGACGATTTGGCGGACGAGGCAATAACCGCTTTCAAATTTAATATTGAAATGATCAAAGATTATAATGATTGAAATATGGCCACAGGCCAATGATTTGGCTAATAAAATTATTAAGTTGCTTGACCCTTACGCGAGGGTAGAATTAGATCCTAAATACGAGCACGAAGACGCAAACTTCACTTGGAAGAACTACGTCTGGACCAGTAATAAGTTTAGGCGTGCTCACATTGAGATTGTTGACGCAACAAAAGAAAAGAAGATGTGGGTTATGCACATGTGCATCTATCCTCACTACGATTCTCCTGATCCTATTTTTGGTTTTGATATTGTCTGTGGTAAGAATAAAATCACAGGAGCATTCCACGATTTTAGTAAAGTAGGTGACTGTGATCTATATCAATGGTACCAAGACAAGATGTCTAAGTTGTCTTGGAACAAACCGCGTGAATTACCTGAATGGGCGCAGCAAATCTTTAGCCCACAGATGTTAGCAGCAGGAAACATTCAAACACAAGAAGAGTTTGATCAACTAGCAAATACAGTTGTTGACAACCTGGAACAATACCTTTATAATGTAGGTATGCGAAACAATATTAGATCGTATACCGACTATACCGCAGAGCATAATCATTATTGCAAGTATCAGAAGATGAATCCTCATACTCCAGCAATGATGATAAATTTCGGTGTAGATAAAGATGTATTTATGAATTTCATGGACGAAGTTCTTTTCCCAGAAAAATTATGAATGAAGAAATTGATTTTATTTTAACCGATAGTCTTGTTATTACGAAGAAGTTTAGATCCCCTAACGAATTTTCTCTTCATATTGAAGAACGAGTATTCCGAGAAAAAATTGGCTATATGGAAGCAATTATACAATATTGTGAGGAAGTTGACATAGATGTTGAATCTGTTTCAAAACTAATTAATCAATCGCTTAAAGATAAAGTTCAGATTGAAGCAGAAGAAGGTAATTACTTTAAAAAACGAGGAAAGCTACCGCTGTGATTATGGATGAATTTTCAGTCTATAAAATGTATATAGCATTGAAGCTACATTTTACTACAGACACATATGACGTCGTTGCTCAAAAAGGCAGAGTCAGAGCAAGCCGACAAGCCTTTGCTAAACGCAAAGATTTATACTCAATTAAAAAGGTTTCTAAAACCTACTCGGATGAAGAAGTTGCGAATTTTCTGGTTGCAAACTTTACTTCGGGAGATCGCTGGGGCGGCTTATTTGATGTCGAAGCTAGTGCAAGATATCAAGCCTGGAAAAAGCGAATAGAAAGTCTATCGTATATTTTTACTAACGATTTAGACGCATTAATGAACGATCTCGAAATCGAACAAATTCCTTTCAATGATGTTTTTAAAATCACGAAAACGCAACATCCATATATAATTAAAGCATTTCTACGCAAAACCATAAGTCTTGAGACATTAGTTATACTCGAGAAGCTAATACCCTTTACAGAGTATTTAGATAAGGAATTGATGGGAGATGTAATATGGCCTGACATTTCTAGGATGATTAAAAAATATAAACCGTTTTTAAGGTTTGACAAGGACAAGTATGAGTCAATATTTAGACACCGAATCGGAAGTAACTAATAAGCGTATAACAACTTTAGAGCGAGACTTAGAAATGACGAGATGTATGCTTGAGGAATGTATTACATCCTTAAAAGAAACACAACGATATCTAATAAAATTATCATATACACAATCTGATATTGCGAAAAGAATTGCTAAATGGCCTTACATCGTAGTTGATTCTACATATGGCGAGCAAGAATAATTTACCAAGGGTTAAGGAACCAAAATTTTATAAATGAGTTTTAAGAAAAGAAATTTCGATTTGGACCGTGAAAAGAAAATCAAGGTAGTCAAAGAGCGAAAAAATCCTATAGACAAACATAAAAATCTTATATATAATATAGCATCTTCTAAAAAATATGAGGAAGATGACACTGATCTAGATTATGATTATGCGACCGTTATTAAAATCAAACGACGTTAATACTTTAAATACAATTTCATACAACGCTATACAAGGAGAATATTATGGCATTTCAATCACTAGCTGAATTAAGAAAATCCCGCGGCGGATTCGACTCTTTAATGAAAGAAGTCGAGAAAATCGCAAACCCTCAAGGAGAATCCCGAGGCGGAGACGACAGATTCTGGCAACCAGAAGTCGACAAAGCAGGTAACGGCTACGCTGTTATTCGATTCCTTGCACCACCTAAAGGCGAAGACCTTCCATGGGTCAGAGTTTGGAATCACGGATTCCAAGGTCCAGGCGGTAAATGGTACATCGAAAATTCCCTGACAACACTAGGCAAAGCAGATCCTATTTCTGAATATAACACAGAATTGTGGAACTCAGGTTCAGAAGCAAATAAAGAAATTGCTCGTAAGCAAAAGCGCAAGCTAAGCTATATCACTAACATCTTGATCGTTAAAGATCCGGCTCACCCTGAGAATGAAGGACAAGTTCGCTTGTTTAAATTCGGTAAGAAGATTTTCGACAAGATCAAAGATGTTGCAGAACCACAATTTCAAGACGAGAAGCCTTTGAATCCGTTTGACTTCTGGGAAGGCGCAAACTTCAAATTGAAGATTCGTAACGTCGAAGGTTATCGCAATTACGATAAATCTGAATTCGACGGTACAAGCGCTATCTCAGAAAAAGATGATGAGATTGAAGCAATCTGGAGCAAGCAACATTCATTAAAAGAGTTTTTAAATGAAAAGCACTTTAAATCATATGACGAATTGAAGAAAAAATTCGAAATGGTTATGGGCTTAAATGGTACTGCAGCATCGGCAGGCAAGCGTGCCGCAGACACAAACTTAGATGAAGAACTTGATGCTGCACCAAGACCACAGTCTTTGGCAGCTTTCTCGAAGCCCGTAGAAAAGGCGCCTGTTAAAGCGCCGGTTAAAGAAGTTGATTTTGATAATGACGATGACTCGTTGTCCTACTTCGCAAAATTAGCTGAAGATTAAAAACTAACTGCCCAGGAAGTTTTAGCCCGCCTTGTGCGGGCTTTTTCACGACTTAATAATATCTACGACCACCTATTACCACACCACCATTAAGCATTTGTTGAATTGCAGAGTTATTATTTACTGCAGGTGCGGATGGCATAATTACAGGAGCAGGCTGACTTGGCGCAATAGCATTCTGTACTTGCGATATGTAATTATTTACGCCGGCTACGCCAGCTTTGCCTGCTTCATATAATGCTTTGCCCGTGTTCATAGCATCATCCAATGTTTTTCCTGCAGCTGTTCCTAGATTAGGTAATAAATTTACCTTTTCCCCGTTAATAGATATTTCTCCAAATTGATCAAAGTAATCCTTATTTGCTTTCATAAATTTTGCACCAAGCTCATCTTCAAGCATTGCCTTTAGGCCAGCTAAGTTTTGCTTTGCTACGTAGTCTTTCGGCTCCATGGGGTTTACTTGATCGGCTTTGTTTTCTTTACTACTCGCAGCAGTGCCTTCTTTTATAGATTTCTCATGTAGTCCTCTTAAACGATCTTGCTCTTTCTTAACTTTCGATTTTTGAAAATCTTCATCATTATCCATTATTTCCTGTGCGATTTCATAACCTGCCGCTGCAATAGCACCAAGAGCAGCGCCTGGCCACCCTAACAAGCGTCCTGCGAGCCCTCCAGATGCGGCTTTTTCTAATACGTTACCCATCTTAAAACCTTCGCCCTTTGGTTTAACGTCTGTTACGCCGCCGAGTTTGTCTTGTCGGTTTTGTCGCATTTTTTCATTTATATCAGATGTTTTTTCTGGTATAGAACCAGCAGGCCCAGGCAAACGTTTTTGGTCGTTAGGCAATGCGGGGCCTTTAGCATCAGGGGATGGTAATGCCGGCGCGCCCATTTTGCCACCCTTACCTGTTTTGCCGCCCTTTTTTCTTTCATCATCTGGCATATCTACGCCTTTGGAGTTGCAACAACTCTGAGCTGATGCAACTCCCTTTTTAGACCAATCTAATAAGCTATCTAAAACACCTGCTAGCTTTTTACCTAATGCAGCCAATGCTGCTATTACTGCAGGTGCCAATGCTGCAATTATAGTAGCTAATCCAGAAATTGCGCCACCTATGATAGAGCCCACGCCACTCAGCAATCCGCCCAATAGACTTAACAGACCTCCGCCACCACCGCCCCCGTCCATTTTGTCGGCTATTGCTTTAGCTAATAGTTCTCTTTCTCGTGCGCGCGCAGGTTCTTCATATTGCTTTTTAATAAAACTAATATCTATTCTAGTTAATTCTGAGATATCGCGAATTGCCGCAGTATCCTCCATTAACTTTTGTTGATATTTGGATGGTCCAAATAATTTACCCAGAGTATTTTTAAAGAACCCTTGCTGTGTAGAGTCCTTATCTTTGTCCTTGCCAAAGTTACTAGAAAAACCTGGACTGCCTGGGCCTGTTTTTCCCTTTTGTTTTTCAAAGAATTTTTTAATTTCAGAAAACCCCTTTGTTTCTCCCTCAAAAAATTTTCGCTGATTTTCCTGAATATCTTTTCTAAGCTGAGTAAAATCATTTTGATTATTCATTATAGCATCTGACAACTTATGAAGAACCTTTGTCTGTTCTTTTAAAGTTTTAGTCTGCGCATAAGATGCTTCTAATAGAGCTCTATCGCCTGCTGTTAAGCTATCCGGATTTTGAGGTAGTGCCATGGTTATTGTTTCTTAAATTGTTGTGCTTTTAGTTTTTCATTATCTTCATTGATCTGATTAATTAACATAGTAACGTATATATCTCTTTCCCACGGTATCATATTTTCTATTTCCGATAATGAATAATTATGATTATTGATTAACGAAAAATTTAATTTAAAATAATTTAATAAACCTTCATGGGAAAGAGTTAGGCGAAAAAATTTTGTAGTCCCTCTAAATTCAATTCATTTTTTGTGGTACATGCAGGACATGTCTGTTCTACATGCTGTACAACTTTAGGCATTGTTAAAAAGAATTGTTCTAATTTAGCAAACTGTTGCTTGGAGAATGAATTTACAAATTCGATCAATTCATCTTTAGTATAATCATCATATACCTGTTCTTCGGTATATACTGTAGTTATACATCCGCATAACATTTCCACAATATTATCAGATTTGAAATTTTGATATATACTAATCATTTCTTCAAATTTAGGATATCTCATTTCTAAAATAATTTTATCTGTGATACTGATCTTTTTAGAATGCTCTGGATTTTTTTCAATCACTGCTTTGGTGATATCTAATTCAAAATTAATATCTGATTCGCAGTTGTTACACTTTAAAGTTAAATTTGCAATTTCTCCTATAGATTTCGCTCTTATATTTAAGAACAAAAATTCAATGTCAAAATTTGCAAGAGATGCTATATTAATTTTATTAAATGTGCAAGCATCTACTAATTCTGTTACTATACGATGAATTTCTTCGTTGTCAGATTCAAGCCCCGTTAAAAGTATTTTATATTCTTTAACAAGAAATGGTCTGTATTTAATTTTTTCCCCCGTTGAAGGTAAAATCAATTCATATGTTGGTGTTTCTAATTTAGGTAAAGCCATAAGTTATTCTTTCATTATAAAGTTGGGATTTTTTCTGGAGATGGTGCAAATCTTGTGCCTAGCGCTCGTTCATTTACATTTCCCCTGGTTATCGGATTGCCTACAACAACAGGAACAGAACGATCATTTAAAATTACACCATTAATTTTAGTATGAACAGCATGCCATCTTCTATATGCAAATGTTACGTTTAATTTATGAACCTGATTCTGTGAAGAACTATTCATGTCAAGTGCCGCTACTGATCTGGGAAAAGCATCTTCCAAAACAATGGAATATTTTACATTATCTTTTTGATCTAGTTGACTGATTTGTATCTGAGTAACATACGTACTCTGATAATGAACAAAGTATTGTTTGGGATCTATAATTTTACCCATCCAATAATCGAACATGGCTTTTAAATTCATTCCCTGATCTAAAAGAAAAGTCATAGGAATACCATCGCCGCCGTAGTCCACACTAACGGGTCTCTGATAACCTGGCCCTTGTATTTTTTGAGTTCTAACGCCTATTGTCTGTGTAGGCAAATTCGTTGACTCGCAAAATAGACTAAGTACTTTGGACTCGGTAGTGAATCCCGCAGCATTTAAAATTGTAGGGGGATTAATTATTACTTCAAATCTATCTTGCCTAGCTAAACCGCTGGTGCGTACTTGTGTTTGAAAGTTTTTTAATGAGAATGATGCCATTAATAGAATCCGGTATATTTTTTCTTGGTGTCTCTCCAAACGTTTTCTTTTTTCTCTTTCTTGAAATTTTCAACGGGTAGCATAGACGCCGTTATCCAATCTGAAAAATTAATTTTTAAGAAACGCGATTGAAGGTGAGATGTTAAATAATGTTTCACGCAAGCAGTGGCAGGTAAATATCTTACAGAACCATTTAATAAACGCCATGAAATATCTATTTTAGTTTTTTCATTAATTATTGGGTCATTTGTTAATTTACTAAGTTCGCCCAATAATCTCCATCTTGCTATATAAGGTAAATAATGTAAATTGATTCCTAGAAATCCTCCCTTTACTATAGAGAAGGGTAGAACTAACGGAGTAGCATCATAATAGGGCAAAGTCTTTTTATGCTTTGGATCATACATAAACAAATACATCTCGCCAGGTTGTATTCTAGTTGTTAGTGTTTCACTTCGTATTAGCTGAGTACCAGATATTCCAGACCCCAAATTTCTTATTTGATCTCTGTACCATTGATAAGACTTGTCGGTATCACCAGCTTTCATACTGACTGCTCTAAATATATTTTCAGCCATTTTTGAGTCCTAGATCTTTTTCTGTTAAAATCATAAATTTCATGTTTCTGTCCTGGCAAAACTCAAAAGCAGCTTTCCATTTAGCTTCATTTACTCCGTATTGAAAAACTTCGTTAATAAAATTTTTAGTCTTTTTCTTATTAATATCTGGAGGTTTTGTAAAACGCTCGGGTTTTATTTCAATTAAAAACTTATTTAATTCTCCATTTTTGTCTTTTATTTTGATATAAAAATCGACAAAGTATCGATGAATCTTTTTGTCCACGGGCGAAATATAGGGCACTATTACGGTCTCAGACCCCCATTGCTCTACAGATGGGTTTTCGTCGCACCACTTCATAAACTTTAATTCCCACAAAGAACGATAAACAATATTTTGGATATCGCCTGCATATTTCGCGGGATTCTTAGTTCTAAACTTGCCTTTGTACGTTTTGGTGTATATCATTTGCTATAAATAATTAATATCCACAATATTTATAAGCAAACATATGGCCCAATCTCAATTTAATTCACCGAGAGATGTAGTAGCAGAAGAGCTAAAGAATAATACTGCTCAATATCGAAACCAAGATCAACAGAGGGGGTATAATATAGGCACACTTGAGTATCCCGAAGGCCTTAGAGTTAACCCCGATTTGCAAAATTATGTTGCATTCTATATCAATGTACGCGACAAGGCAACCGGCGGCAAATCAAATTCTAATAAAGATTATTATGTAGATGACGAAGAACAAAAACGATTAGACGCAATTAACAGAAAAACCAATAGAATAAGTGTTGAGGCAGCAAAAGCCGGTGTTAAAACAATAGGAGAAAATATAGCAGTAATAACGGGAGTGGCTACCGCAGCTGTAACTTTATCCACCGGAAGTAGTTGGAAAGGGGCTGCATTAAAATCGTTGGGAGCAGCAGCAACAGCTAGATTATTGGTTAATATGTATAACTCTACTCCAGCAATACAATTTGCATCTGGCAGTACCTCTAGATTGAAAGAAGTCATTACGTTGCACGTGGAAGAAAGACCCAGTGTCAAATATGGCGCAAATTACGGGGACTACGATATGGGTGCGCTAACAGGCGGGCTTGTAGAAGCTTCAATGGCACAGGCCAATGGAACATTAAAGCAAATGATTCCAGAATTACAACAAAGAATAATCGCGGGATTGATTAAAATTCCTTCATTAAATCCTGGCGGAACAGGTGGCACCTTTGAAAATTTGTTGCAATTATCGACTCGAACAAAAACAAATCCATTTAGAGAAGTTTTGTTTGAATCTGTAGATTATCGCACATTTAATTTTAGATATAAATTTTATCCAAAAAGTGATGGAGAAACACAAAAGATAAAATCAATTATAGAAAAATTTAAAATTCATATGCATCCTGAATTATCCTCAGGTAAATTATTTTATATCTATCCATCGGAATTTGACATTCAATATTTCTTTAAAGATAAAGAAAATAAGTATCTGCATAAGTTTTCCAGATGTGCTCTTACAGATATGCAAGTAGATTATGGCGGCGATCAATTTCATACATTCCAAGACGGTGCGCCTGTAGAAATTGGGTTGACATTAACATTCAGAGAATTGGAACAGATGACTTCTGAAGGAATTAAGAATAATGGCTACTAATCTTTTCGAAAGCTTTCCTCTAATATCGTATACTTTAAATGACGGCGACACCAACGAAGTAGTTGTAGATATTTTTAAACGAGTTGTGCTATCAAAAGAATTTCAAGAAAATACTTCGTATTTTGAAACATATGATATACAACACGGAGAAACTCCTGAAGAGTTATCGTATAGATTTTACGGAACACAAAACCTTCATTGGTTAGTTCTAATGGTTAATAATATAATTG